CTATCAGGTACATTCGCAACACCCTCAAAGAAGTCTTTTACTATATAAGCATTAGTTAGAGAACGCTTGAGTCGTTCATTCCCATCATTTTGCAGAGACTTCTCCAGATTTTCCGCAACAACCTTTTCTTCTTTCCGTCTTTCAATCTTCTTAAGCGTCCGTAAGGCTTCACTTTTGCTCTTTGCTTTGGACAGTTCATTTTCATGTTCCTCCAAGCCCCGTGCTAAGGTAAGGTCACGGCTTATGCTAGCAGGACTTGTCCCCAGTATCTTAGCTGTGTCACGCATAGAATGACCACCACCAGATCCTGCTTGCTTGCCATGCCGTTCCTCCTGTAGTTTTTGAATTTGATCTCGTAGAGCTACTTCTTCTTTCCAATCGAAATCATCTCGACTAACATTCTCCATTAACTCTATCTCTTTTTGATCTAAGTCAGATAAAGTCTCAGGATAAACTCTACAAGGAATGTGACTAGACTCCGATAAAACAACAGCCGAAAAACGTCTGCCACCAGCCAGTAATTTAAACGGATGTTCAGAGCCCTCTTTATTACGCATTACAGCTATGGGTTGTATCACACCTTTTTCTTCTATATCTTTAGCTAACACATCTAAATCTTTATAATTCTCTCTAGCTCTATCTGTAAACTCAATACTATTCACAGGTAAGTTGTCTAACTCAACTACCGCCTCACTCATTTTCCAGTCCTTAAGTTATTAAGCAACAAATGTAACTGCTCATCATTAAGACCAGCTAACATCTTTTGCGTACGTTTTGGTTTTGTCTTCTTGTTGAACTTAGCTTGACTACGTTCCCGTCTACGCTTACGAACATCCAGAATTAAGTTAAGCCTTTCCTTCTCGGGTAGTATCTGTAGTCTGGTTTGTTCGCTGATTAGATCCATTTTCCATACCTTTCATTGTCAAGGCCGTTATGTCAAGGTGCTTTGTTATTAAGTCTTTCATAACAGCTGCGGGATCTTCTTCTAGTTGCTCTACAAACCCTTGTATCAGAGCTCTATAGGTATGCTTTCTCCATCCATGCGGAATACAACGCACAAGAACTTCGTGCTGTTCATCGGGTATATCAAAAGTTAATCGCATATCTCCTCGTTAAGTAAAAAGAAAGAGAGGCAAGCCTACATCACTTGCCTCTCAATCTTCAGAATGTTGCTAGAGGGTTACTTCTTTTTGATGAAACGTCGTACACTATTTTGTGGTTCACCATTTAATCCTGTATCCTCAGCAATGATAACCCATCCCTCAAGTCCTAACATATCCTCAGTTTGAATGTTACCACCAGTATCAATACCGAAGCAGTCACAGAACATCTTGAAACGGTTGACTTGTTTGACGTAACGCTTTGGATCGTCTTCCTTAGTGGATGCTGAAGGAATAGGTAGCCACACACGTATATCATCTACAAGCTTATCATCGGGAACATCAAACGTAAGTGCAAGGTTGAAACGACTAGGATCATTACGGTTAGGAGTTTCCTCCGCACGACCAATCCGTAGCATTACTTCCTCACCATCTTTCAGCGTTTTGAGTTCCTCTGCATCATTCAAGTTGACATCTAAGATTCCCATTTGGGTTTCTCCTTTAAGTTTATTAATAAAAGATAAAGACTACTGTGTACCATTTAGCAACACAGTTACGATAATAAAAGATTTTTGATTGGGGTTCCTAAGCCCAGTTAACATGAACAGTTCTCTTTCAGTATATACGCTGTTCCTACCATAGCGAGTATCCAGATAATAAAAGTAACAATAAACATTACCTTGTCCCACCTCTTTTTGGACGCTCGGTAACGAAAAACAAGGCGGTGTAGAAGTGACCTTTTAGCCTTCCCATGAGAGAACAATTCCCTCGACTGTTTGCCCACCTCTACACCTCTGCTTCTTTGGGGAAAAGTTCATCCCATTCATTGTCTGATATTCCAGTCATGAGAGCCTCACGTTGCTCACTTGTTAGCTCTGGAAACAAGTCCTGTATGAACATACGAGGTAATACATGTCTTTCCTTTAAACGCTCTTTAAACGTAGCTAAAGGTACATCTAAACGGTGAATACGTTGCAAGCCTGAGTGTATACTTTTTACAACTATAACGGTCTTGTGTTCACCTGCAAGCATATCAGCACCATACTTTATTAACGCTTTAAATTCTGTTCCCTCATAAGGAACCATGTTGTCTAGTTCTTCCATACTACGTTCTTCATAGTAAGTATCTTCTTCATTCTCTAGATGGTCTGGATGTCCCATTAGAATAAGCTCTCCTTGTTAGCGCTATCACGATTTGCTTTGCGAAGTAAGGCATTGATGTCAGGTTTTTCATTCTGCTCGAAACGTGAGCCACCCATACGAGTCTCTGCTTTGTAGTACCCATCGTTCTTGGTTAGCAAGGTATGATTGACACCTCCTGATGAGTTCTTCACAAGAGACACATACTTCTCATCGAAGACAAGCGGTACCTTCTCACTCAGCTTTCCGGCAAGCAAGAGTCCTGTTTCGATCTTACCTGATACCTCGTCCTTGATAAGTCCTATGTGACCTGTTACAAGTGTATGACAAGGGTAACCCATGAGAACGCCGAGCCAATCTACGGCAGTCATCTGTTGTACTAGATAGTCCTGTAGTTCTGGGTTACCACCTTTGCGAGTCTTGCCACGAGTACCTCTACGGAGTATCTCCCACATCATACAGTCAGCCCACTTCGTAGCACTGTCAAGAACATAGGTTCCAATGTGATCGAACAAGCCTTCCTTCTTACGCTGTTCCATTTCTTTCTCCCACTCATTGAATGCGAACGGGTCTTTCCATGAATCAGCCTCCCACTTATTCTCTACAATGATGTCACCATTCTTGATGCCGTCTTGAAGTGCTAACGTCTTGGTGCCACCTGGATCAAACGAATCAATAAAGACTGGGGTAGGACATGTGCTAGCTAGTTGTGTCTTGCCTGTACCAAAGTCTCCATAGACAAGGAAGTTAGAATACTTACTACTACTCTCCGCATAACGGTTGCGTGTTGCCTCCGCTCTTTCTTTTATGCGAAGGAACTTATCGCTACTTGATTGAGTCATCTTATTTCTCCTGTGTAGGCCAGTGATAGTCTAAACGAGGACTTTCTTTCCATCCGAATTGTTTGTAATGATCGGGTTCTTTCCATAGCAACGCAGCTCTATGGGAGGCATGTACACGGTTGTCGCCCCACCACTCAGGTAATTCTACGTTCTCCAGTATGGGGGCAAACATTTTCATAGTGTTGTTGAACCCACGACTAATCCATTCCGATATACATATGTCATGATACCACTTGAGTGCAGGAATATAGCCGTCCCACATCTTGGTGGCTGGATGATTCTTCCATCCATAGTCTTCTATGGTAAGTGCTTTGATAATCTGGGACGCTTCTACACGTTGCTTGCCGAGCCTCTTGTAATCGAGACACTCAATGGAAGTGTGTACATCGTCAAACGGAACAAAGGTCTGCATAGCTTCTCCTTAGTAAATAGAAAGTTAGATAGAATGGTATTTAATATACATATAATATAATGTATTATGTAGAGTTGTCAAGTACTTTCTTTGCCAGTTTAGAATTTATATTTATTCTTTGCTATATCCGTTTCTTCTGGCCAATCTTCTATTATTCTTAACAACACTTTCCGCACGGCTAACAATTGAGTCTGCTCACTCTCTGATAGTACAGGCTTTAGATCACCTTGTATGCTAAGTCCAGTACCAAGCATGAAAGAGAATTGTCCTTTAGCTCTGTTCCTTCTTTGAGTCCACACTTTTCTGGATAACTTTCCCTCATATTTCTTTTTCATAACTCAACAACCTCCCGTATAGTGTCAGCTTTACGCGGGTCCCAATGGTCTACTTCCATGCCTACAGGGGGCTCCTCAATATGTTGTAAAGGATTATTCCAAGCGCTACAATAGTCCAGAAAGGGACACTGCCCATAATCCGAACAAGACTCCGTGTTACGCGGAAACGCTCTAAGAATCGAGTCATCTTCCTTTGCCTCCGTTAGTCGGTTGTAATCGTTTTGTACTCGGTCATATATTTCTTCTGTCTCAACTAGCCAAGCCTCCATTGCGGAGAGTGTCCTACGACAAGGCACACGCTTGAACTCTGTGTCACGAGCTCCCGCATATAACTCACCATCTTTCTTACGCTTAGGTTCATTGGCAAAGAAGGTGCCATTGATTATAACTCCATAGACTTCATTCTCTGGGTACATACAATACAGAACGTGGCTGTATACACCGATCTGCATCTTCTGTCTCCATTGAGCTGCCCATGAATTGCTGAGTCTACTGCCAGTCTTATGCTCAAGGCTGAAGACCCCACGATGGTCACGGCATATAGCATCTGTCTTGAAGTGAAGAAGTTTATTCTCTCCGATAGCCACGCTACCTGCTACCTCGATATGCTCTACCTCGAAGTCATCTTCACGATATGTGTTGCAGTACATAGGAAGTGAACGAAAGATATTAGCTGGAGTCTTCGGAGCATTTCCATTGTCCCATTCAGGTGGAAAGAACTCACGGATATACTTCTCCGCAAGGTTGAATCCCTCAGCACAAGCCTCTGCATTGTAGCCCTTGTCGAGTAGGACTTCCATTGCCATGTGCCAAGCGCTTCCGAATACTAAATGATTACTTGGTATCTCTGATTTCCAGCCTAAAACATAATTGAAGAAGAACTTACGTGGACATCTCATGTAAGTTTGTAACTTAGTTGCATCTAGTACTTGCCAAGTGTCATGCTCTTGCATCTTATTTAGTCCTTGTTAAATGATAGCCTACGTTGCACGTATCTCTGCTTACCGTTTTCCTCTCCTCTCCAAAGTAAAAGGTTTAGTCTCCCATGCTTTGCCGAGAACATAGAGCAAGCTACAGCACTCATAACACCTGGCCCGCTATGTAAGATAAAGTCTTCGGGGTGTGACTTATCTATACTGCTCTGGAAAGCTCTGTACATACCTGTAAGGTTGAACCTATCTACTAGTCCTTTAGTTAAGAACACGAGTTCACCGAATGGCTCTGCTGAACTAAAATCATGCCCGCTATCGTTCACTATATAAACAGTTTTATTAGTCATCTTTTAGAATCTATTAAAGGGTAAAAAAGTAGGCAGAGGAGCCGTAAGGAACTCCCCTGCCTTTCTCTAGTTACTACTGATCGAGACGCTTCTGGAGCTCTGCAAGAATATCTTCTTGTGATACGCTACCAGAGTTAACCAAAGCCGCAAGCTGATTATACGGATCTTTCTTGGAGCCTCCGCTTTTACGTACAACACCTGGGGTATAGGATTCACCAGCTTTTACTGCATCTTCTGGGCTCTTATCTTCCGAGTTAAGAACAGTACGAGCAGCTCCTTGAGCACGAATAGTTGCCTGTGAAACAAAGGTCGATAGGACAACTTCCGCACCGAACATCTCTACAGCTTCTTCAATCGAGGAACCGAAGTCACGCTCGAATGATACTTCACGCCCCGTCTTTGGGGACTTGACATTGATGGTCGAATTAGCCATCTTATAACTCCTTCTAAAAGGTTAAGGAAAACATCTTATTAAGTTCGGAGTCAATCTCCAAATCTTATATACAAATATAACACATTGTATAAAGTTGTCAAGAAGTATTTTCATTACTTGTAAAAATAATTTTTAACAACTAATCCTACTAAGTAAACCACGCTTCCTACTACATAAAAGAGAAACAATAAACCAAATAAAGCAAACAGATTGAAGG